ACAGGCTTCCAATCATATTTTATGATTCAACAAAAAATCATTGGACCGACTTTACCTAACCCTCGCCCTCTTCTTCTTTTGTCCAAGGCGGAATGATGCCCCATTCTAAACAGCGCTCTATTGAGAAATCTGGAACTACACCTCTGCGTCTCAATTCGTGAAAAGCTGCCCAATTAATATTTGGATCGAAATCTCCCTTACATTCCCTAATAAGATTTACTTCAATCCTGTCGGTAACTTGTTTAGAAAGCTCAACAGGATCGGAGGAGGCTAAAGCCAAAAGGGATAAAATAAGAGTTTTCATATAGCATACTTGGTTAGGGTATGAGTTTTATCAACTCAGAGGTGCTCATTTGCTTAAGATCCACGCTACCACCCTGCGGCGAGTTTGTCACGGGGGATGCGCCTATACCACCTTGCGGCGCAAACTGCTTCTGGTACGCCCCTTGTGAGGAAGCGATCAAATTACTCTCCGCAATCTGTCTGGCACGCGCTTTTTGCAGAATGGTTTCCTTGCTGTCCCCCGGCATTGGGAAATAAGTGGAAATTTCTCGTGCCATCTCCTCGTCAGCAATAACTGCACCTGACTCTTTCCTTAATTTTGCCCTGACCCAATCCTCTTGCGCCTGTCTGTAACTCTGAGCCTCCTGAGATACCAAGCTATTCCCCAGAACGCCGGGCAAAGCCCCCATAGCATGATCTTGAAGATTGGAGGGGTCGTACCCCTTCCCTTCCAGATTAGCCATGATATCCCCAGCTTGAATCATCCTGTTTGCATACCCAGCAGCGGTTAATTCTGTATCTGTGTTCCGATCAGCCGGGCCACCGGGAATTGCGACGAGTTGAGCTTGGTCATTGTACTGATAGCCTGTGGGCGGCTGTGCTTTTGCTGCGTTAATCTGCCTTTGCCCCTCAATATATCCGGGGTGATATGTTGGTTGCCCTGCTTCGTCCAGATACATGCCCGCAGGGAGTTTCGTTTGCGTTAACTTCGCATAGGCCAAGTTGTTATCAATAGTATCCTGCTGCTGCTGATAATCGAACTTGTCTTGAGCAAGGCCATAGTTACGGTCACTCTCCATCTGTGCCCGTTTTGCGGCTTCGGCCTTAGCCTTGATCTCCTGCGCCTTCTGCTCCATATCCCAGCCAAAGACCTTGAGCTTGTGGGCCATGTCCGCATCATATTTAGCCTTCTGCCAGCTAAACATTTCCTCGCGATCTTGCTGATCCTGCAAGCCCTGCACCTGATCAAAAGCGCCTTGCTGTACATTTTGAAGCCCCTGCCCAAGTCCGGCCATTGCCTTTGCAGAGTGCCCCGGATCATATGACTTTGCCCCCGCCGCAGACAAAGCGCCGCCCACAGTCAGCAACGTGTTTGTAAGCTGGTTTTGTTTGATTTTATCAACAGGCGTTGATTGGTCAAAATTCAGCCAAGAAAGTGGATTTGCTTTAAAATAATCATCAAGCAGACCCGGTGCACCGGGAACGTAATCACCAAACATAATACACCCTCTTAATTAAACAGGCTGGCAAAGCCGTTCGCTAGACCAAGGCCAGTAGAAACGTTGCCGAGAAAGCTTTGCGTCGGATTACTGAACACAGGCTGAGAAGACGTTCCCTGCCCACCATACGAGCCGCCACCAACGATTGTCATGTACTGCCGCAGCTTCTCAATTTCCTTGTTCTGCTCAAAGTTGAACCGGTTCACATTGTCGGTCAACTCCGCTTGGCTCTGCCCTTCCCGCGCCATGCCGACACGCGCCAACTGATTCATGTCGTTGTATCTGCTTTGCGATAACTCGGGAGCAGCTGCTGTAAACTGCGCCTGTCGGTTTCGCTCGTCACTGTAGTTCTGATAAGCCATCTTGCCGGATAAATCTGACAAGCTGTTACTCAGGGTCTGCTCGGCTGTATTTCGAGCATCAGCATAGGCGTTCGACCCTAACCGACCCGCCTTTGCAAAACTGCTATCAATGCCAGGGGCAATTTGCTTGTTAAAATTATCGACCAGAGGCTGAGCAGCAGAATTAAACGCCTGTTGCATGTAAGGATTACCCTCCGCGAGATATTCCCCATTGACCGTCTTCTCGGCTTGCGAAAGTCCCGCGTCTTGCAAGCTTGACCCGTCGAGGGCCATTTGCCGAGTGCCACCTAAAGCCATCTGCGTTTCTGGTGAAAATCCGACAACAGTGGAACCGGGGTAATAGTTGGGCTGGTCACCATCCATAAATTCTCTAGCTTTATCAAAACCGTAAGTCAGGTGCGATTTTTGCCCGCTCCATGGCTCAGTTGTGCTAGAGTTCTGAACGTATTCTGTTTTGCCGCCGCCATCCATCAGAGAGCCTTCCTTAGTGTAACTGAATGTTTTTTAAAGTCTTTATGAATTCGCTCCCAACCGGGGCGCCCTGCTATTTCGATAAATCGGCAACCAATTGACTTAGCCCATCTATCAAGATCTGGTTGCATTTCTAAAAGTTCGTTCATGTCACCCCCGGCGAGAAATATCCTGCACCCTTTCGATTTAGGATAGGAGATAACTTCCGTTACAGCCGCAGATTTATCCCCAACCCACAATTGATAAAGGCCGGAAATAACTCCGGCCCTGATATCGTCTGTTGTGTGAGTATTACCCCCCCGATCAAGGGCGGGTTGCAGATAGCCTTTAACCCGCTCCCACTGTTTTTCTGTGATCATGGGGTTTCCAGTACTTCAATACGGGCCTCAAGCTCCTGAACACGCTTTATCAACTCCATAATCGCCTGCGCCTTCTGGTCATCGGTCGATCTCTTATTGATCTGCTTCAAAGGTGTCGCGGCCATTACCTACGCCCTCTTTGTTTTGCTTTGTAATCAATCCCTGTCGCATGGACCCATTCTTCTCCGGCAGGGATGCGTAACTTCGCCCTGTGATATCGCCCTTCGTCTCTTGCAGGACAAAAGCCCACTGCGTTCTGCGCCTGATAAGATCCATAGCTCACAGCATCATTTTGCCGATTTCGTTTCGCCACACATATCTCAAGACCTGAGCAATCGCCGTCAACCAAAGGCCAGCACTCAGAGGCCAATGACCTGCGCCCCGGATAAATCTGTGCCTCTCTTGTCTCTATTTCAGCCCCAAGATTAGACCCTGTGAACGAACTTATTTTTCTTGATCGAACAGCCCCTACAAAAGGCGTTCCTCCGCGCCACGTCCTGCTATCAAGCGATGCGGGTAAGTCATCAAGCGATGCGGAAATTGCATCCAACCCTTCAAGGGTATAGCCAGCCGTAGCCAGCCCCCCTATAATCTCATGCTCAAAACTTGCGTATGACCAACGATTTAAGATCTCGTTATAGATCAGAACCTCGTTAGGCTCCCCCCCGCTACCACCCGTGGGGTAGCTGAAATAAATCAAGCCCTTGTCAACATCGAAAGTTGCGCTCATTCGGTATGAATACTGGGCGTCAAACCGCTTAAAAAACCAGTCATTGACCTTCTGTTCGCCAATCGGGTGCGATTGCTGCCCATCAAAAAGCCTGAATCCGTCATCAGCCAGATAATAAGTTCCTCGACGCGACCTGATCACAGAACCCGGCTCCAGGCATCCTTTGCCGCCCTCGATTTCGTCAAACGTATAAATCAAACTCCCGCCGACATACTCCATGCGGTAAAGGCTGCGCTCCATCAAGATAACGCCGTATTCGCCGCCTGTGATCCCTCGAATGCGCCCGCCATTAGCGAGGTTCTGGAAGCCTGCTTGTGTTGTCACGCTGTCAACAAAGTCCGTAACGTCTGTGAGGCTCGACCACTCAACCCGATATTCCGCCGCTTCCGTACTTGCGATAACAAGCTGCGTCCCGACAACGGCGAGGTATCGACCTTTTGGGGCGGAGCCAGAAAGGTTAGCAAACTCGGAACTCGCCCCGATCTGGAAGGCTTGCGTTTCATTCGCGAAGTTTGCAGCTATAACCAAATCGCCATGCGTGACAAAGGAAGTGCGTTCTTTGTCGCCAGTGGCATACCCACCCGCCTTGCTCACATCGGTGAGGCTGGCAGCGCTTAGACGGTAGATCTTCCCCGCATCACTAACAAAAGCAAAGGTGTTTGCGGAATTATCCTGCCCCCAGATCATTCCTCGACAATAGTTATCCAAGGTCGCCGGAGACACATCAACCAAGCTCTTAAATGGTTGATACGACTTAGCCGCAGGAATGACATTCCTTGCCTCGCTGCATCCGCTTGACCCGAATGCGGGCTGGTCTGGCAAAAACTCGCCAAAGGGTACTATTGTCATGCCCACTCCGTCACTTTTTCAGTTTGCTCTACCCAGTCGCCAGAACCATCCGCGCTGACAACCCATCGGCTTTCTGCATCTGACAAAACCGTCCAGTAAGTCGCGTTATCGTTTTCAGCGGTCCACTCCGGCAAAGGTCCGGGGTTGCCGTGCCAACCGAGAAGCGTTAGAGCTAAATTGCCTTTTGCTGCCGTTTCTGATTGCAATAAGTTGGCGCTTAATGCCCATTTGATAGATATCGTCGTGTTGCCAGAAACTGTACCGGCCTGCAAGTCTCCAACGGATATCGGAACGTTTACGGGTAAGACTTTGACGTTACTGTAAGAAGCCTCCGAGCCTATGGAATCAACTAATAGAAGCCACTTAACAGATATAACTGGTTCGCTTGCGACGCAATCCGACTGAACATTATCAACGCCAAGCGACCAACTAACATCAATACTTGGTGTACTTGAGGAGCTATCTGAATACGGGCTGTCAACGTCAAGACCCCAGCTAACTGAAATGGTAGGGCTACTTGTTGCGGTGTCTGATTCCAGGCTATCGGCGTAAACCGAAACCCCAACATCAATCGAGGGACTAGAGCTTTCTGCTTGACTAGCAAGATCATCAACCGAAATCACCCACTCAACGGCTATAGTCGGGCTGCTGGATTCAGTTGTTGAGCTTAACGCGTTTCCGTGGACTGCCTCTCTGTAAGCAAGAATAGGCCCCGTGATATCATCTAGGGAGTAAGGAATATCCTCAAGGCTAGGGTAGTAAGCATCAATATCGTCTAGAGACACGACCCCGATTATTGTCTCGGATGAAATGCCAATAGGAGCTTGATAGGTGAGGATAGGCCCGATAATGCTATCAAGAGAATGAGGGATATTCTCGAGAGAAGAGTAAAAAGCGTCGAGGTCTTCTAAGGTAATCTGACCGACTTCGGTTAATGATATCGGCGAGCTTACAACAAGCGTTGTCACGATGCAGTCGGAGCTTTGTTATCTATTGTCCACTCTGGGATATCAATTGATCCACCAGAGGTAATTGCCTGAGGGGTCGTTGTTGTCACGTTAATCAACTCTGACGTTCCGGTGTCAACAAGGGCCAGATGCGTAACGGTTCCGGTCACGTCAACAGGAACAGAGTTTTTAGCTGCGACGGTAAGACGTCTATCGCTTCCATTTGATGACAATGTAAAATCGCCAGATGACATAGCCACTTCTGCCAAGGCATTCGCACCAACGGCGGCGGAGTATGATGCTGGCTGCGCATTACAAGCAACCATAAGATTGGCGTTGTTCTTTGTGTGATTAAGCGACCCATCAAGCCAGTTGTTTGAAGCGAAAGCGCCCATTTTACACGACCCTTATATCTACTTTGGTTGATAATTGACCCGCATTCCAGGTCTCTCTTTTGTCTGCGCCTTTTACAGCCTGTATTGCGCGATCAAGTAGTGAACCCCATACGGGCAAACGCTCGTCATTCATCAAATACGGCTCAGCCTCAACAAGTGAGCCATACAGGTAAATGTCAGGATTGTTAGGCAGGATTTCGTTAGTTGCGTTATTGTCGCTCAGGGCCGTCAATCGCCCGTAGTAAGTGAGCTTAAGCGACGTTACTGACTGAGGGACAGGCGCAAGCTGGATATCGTCCCCGACAATCGAATAGTACGCAGGAACCCCGCCGCCGAGACTAGCCGCCCTATATTCCTCAAGCTGCTGTGGCGTAACCAGCTCCAGCACCCGTTGCGGGCTTGTTTCCAAAACCAGTGTACGAGCTTCAAGAAAATCTGTCGGCTTTGCCACCGCCCCCTCGCCCGCAACGGTCTGAGCGCTAGAGATTTTCTCCATTGCCCTAATCCGTAACTCACGGTTCAAGCGGGTTTCGTTCAGAGTGATAAAGGCGGGTATCTGGTTTTCAAGATCACCGCGCCCCAAATAATCGGCAATCGCAGCCTTCAATCCTGAATAGGTTGAGAGGTCCATTAGACAGTGCCTTCTTTTGTGCGAAAGTAGCGGTTGTCAGGATCGTTGAGGAACTTACGAAGACGAGCCGGGTCGACAACTTCACCGTTCATGCCGATCACGCCGTCTTTCATAAGCTCATGAACCTTGACCATCGGAATAGAGGCAACCCTGTGCATGCCGTCGCCATAACGCCCAGTATCCTCGTTCCTGACCGCCTTGTTACCCGAAAGGACCGCCTCAACGTCCTGCGTTGTCTCAATGTCAAAGCCGTTTCCGTCGCCGTGATCGTGATAGTACTGAGAGACACCTGTTAAGGGGTCGTGTGATAAAAGCCGCTTTGCCATGCTCGCCTCCGCCCCTATTTAACTTCTTTAGGGGCTTTGTCGGTTACTTGCCCAAGATCTTCCAATTGAAGAAATTCTTCTTCTGAAAGCTCGATCTTTTCTCCAGGGAAAGCTTTCTTTTTGCCGTTGTCGTAGAAAACCCGCTTCACCTTGTCTGCCGACTTGGCGTTATTAAGTGTGCTGCAAACAAAAGCTTCCACCAGCTTGTTCGCGGCGGGTTGCTTCTGTGTTGCGCCTTTATCTGCGGCGGGTTGCTTCTGTGTCATAACTATTTCCTTGTTTGCTAAAGAAAAGGGCCAGCGCAAAGGCTAGCCCTCGCTACCTCAAAGCTCGATTAGCTTAAGAGGTTGTCAGATCAGCAATCTTGCCGAATGCCTTTTCGTTCTTCACACAAAGGGTAAGCTCTGTGAGAAGCTGGCGTTTTTCACTATCCCCAGTCTTCGCCAGCTTATTGCGCTTCATGGCGCGAAGGGTGCGAACCTCAGCCATAGAGGTGTCAATAACCAGCCCTGTTCGTTCACGGTGGAAACGTGAAGGGATAACCGCAATGTTGCCGAAATCAGACACATAAACATCAGCAGCACCGATGATCGTCGCCATTTTGTTTGAATTAACATTGTGGCGTGTGTCGGCGATCCCTGCGAATGCGGAAAACTTGCCCTTATTGACTGGCCCAAGGAACATGCGGTCAGGGTTGCCGCCATTCGTAAAGCATGACTGCATAACCTCTTTTAGCTGGCTTTCAGCTAGAGCGCGTTGCGTCCCGTCCGTAGGTGCCGCCACGTTGCCAGAACCGAACCCGCCGTCAGAATAACCAGTGCCACCAGACACATTGGTTTCAATCCAGCTTTCGAGGCCGCCTAGTTTACGAGCAGTAGAGGAATCTCCCTCGACTGAGGCGTTGTTGGAAAGAAGGGCTGCTTCAATGTCGCGGTTGATTTCTTTACCCTTTTTCATCGTCTGATAATTCAACTCAGACTTTCGGCCCGCTTTATCAACAGCCTCTTGTGTCCCGGACACCTGAATCACTTTTGTGAAAATCTGGGTCCGGTTTCCAACACGAACGGTCGGCGTGTGACTTGCTGCGCCCGCGTCACCACCATCAACGGCAGCATTGTCTGCATTCGCTGTGGCAAGGTCGTCCTGCTGCCATTCTTCGAAGGTCGCTTTCGCTTTGCCCTTCTTGATGGAAGATCGGAACGGTGTTTCCGTTGGCGCAATGTTTGAAATAATGTCAGACAAGCTTTCGCGGTTGCCGACACCATCATAGCTGTCAAAAGTACCTGTTGGCTGTGCCATTTTCTTAATCCTTAATCATCAAGGAGGTCGAGAGCCGCTAAGGCTGCGTCCTCACTTCCAGTTTTACGAAGTCGGTTCATAGCGTCGCGTTGCTGTCTGTTCCGGGTGTTGGTTCCGCTCTTAGAGGCTCCGGGCTTCAATGACGCAGGCGCTTTTCGCACTCTCTTCGTCACTTTCGCTTGGTTAGCCTTAAGCTCGTCGAACTGCCGCGCTTTATCCAAGATCAACAGTGCTGTGGGGTCTCGAAGTTCGCCGAGTTGTTCTTGAGTAATACCAACCGAAGCCGCGTAATTGACGATCTTGCCTTGACCCTCAATAGCCTTTTCTTTGGTGTCCCATTCAGGAAATAATTCGGGCATCTTTTCTTGGAACTTCGCCACTCTTTGAGCGGCAGTTTTCTGCTGTTCCCGCTGATACTGTTGATTTTGCTGACCTAGACCTTGCTTAATCTGGTTCAATTGCTGTGTGCGATTATCCCAGTCAGCCTTAAGCTGAATATAAGTGGTCGGATCTTCTGCGGCGAGTGTCGCCCAGTCCGGCTCTTGACCAATGGCAATTTCTTCGATCTTTTGAAGAAGCTGCCCAACAACCATACGCTCTTGATACGCTTGCTGTGAGAACTGGTTTTTGTGCTCAGCCAGTTCTTGAGCTTTGCGCGTGTAATCAGATTGACGTTGATACCCAGACTTAAGCTCATCAAGGTTGACCCGCTGTTCCTCGCCGTTAACCTTAACGACATAGGTATCTTGTGGTTCCTCTCGGCCTTCGTCCTCTGTATCGCCTTCTTCCTGATCATCTTCGGTGTCTTCGGAGGTTTCATTCTCCTCATCACCCTCGGACTCTTCGCCCGTCGCTTCCGGCTGTTCGCCTTCCACTTCTTCGCCTTGATGATTTTCGGTTGTACCGTCGAGGATCAAATCCTCGTCAGTGTCCGGTAGATCTTCCAGTGCGTTGAGGGTATCCATTTCTGAATATTCCTCGCCGACAGTCCCAGCATCTGGGTTGTTGTCGAAATCTTCCATTGAAAAACTCCAATAAAAAAGGCCGCCTAAGCGACCTGGTTAAAAGAAAATGTTCTTTTTCTCTTTTTTGTGTCTCATCACCTTTTCGTTAACCTCTCCCTTTTGGAGAACGGCCCGTAGATGCTCTTCGAATAACTCCCCGCACTTGTGGCAGCGCGCCCAATGCTGTAGCTCGTCAACCTTTGAGGGGCACGTTGTCTTCAAGCCTGCCACATAAAAGCCCTGTAGGGCGGCTAGAGCCTCTATCAGCAAAGGGTTGTTTAAAAGCTTCTCGGCTTCCTTCGCCCTGTCGGCTATTTCGATATCTTCTTCGGTCACAGGCGTTGCGCTCCCGGTACAGAGAACGGCCCAGAGAACCAAGAGGGGTTCCATGCTTGAGCCTCGTAATAATCGCGAAGCAGGGAGCCAAATTCCGGACTACCCGTCGGTGCTTGATCAAGTTGACCTTGCGGGCGGTAATACATGCCGTCAGGCGTTTGTGGCTGGGGTTGTTGACTTGTGCTTGCTTGGGGTTGCACAGGCGCTACACCATTTGTCTGGCTTGGTGCTGGTTGATGCGATCCGACAAGGCCGCCGCCGCCATCGGACCCGCCATAAGCAGCAGCGCCGCCGCCCTCATAAGAAGGGCCACCGCCAGCAGGACCTCCCCCCGCGCCCATACCAGAAACGCCACCTGTACCAGCAACGCCGAACCCGTCAAATACATTTGAACCTAAGCCAATCTCAGCGGGACGGCCTATAGCACCGGAAAGCGCATCGATACCCATACCCAAACCGGGAACGCCAAAGGCCATACCAGCTAAGCCACCCAACCCAGTAACGGGGTCAAACCCCCAACCCGCATTAGGTCCTGAGCCGACGGATGGGGCTTGCTCGTTAAAGCCAAACATTCCTGCGGCAAAGTTACCTAGATTATCAAGAAACGAATTACCGACATTGTTGTAGTCAGCTAAAGCGCTCTCATAATCACGAGCACCTGACTCTGCGCCCTGCCCTGTGTTCACGTTATTACCGCCAAGCGTAAAGCCACCCTTGTTAAGCGCGTTTGCCGCTTGAGTATAGGCGTCTATCTGGCTTTGCGTAGGCTTATCAATGCCGCCGCCACCGTTTCTAGATGGGCCAGTAGCCCCGCCTTGGTCAAAACCTCCTGCGCCATCGTATGCCCCTTTAGCCATCACCTACACTCCACGTCTGATATTTGCGTTTGTCGCTAAACCCATCTGGATCTTTTGCATTTCAAGTTGGTACTCCATGGCCATTTCTTCTTTGCGTAGGGCCATTTCCTGTTGCATTTTTTCGCGCTCAAGTTCCAGCTTGCCTTGGACTTCAATCATTTTAGGATCAGGAGCTGGCTGGCTCTGTTGCTGCTGCATCTGTTGCAACATTTCCTCAGTCACCTCGCCAAAGAAAGCTTCATCATTCTTGAACCCGGATTCATTGATAAGCTTGCCGTATGTGTGACGAATTCTGTCCAGACTCACGATAGGATTGTTAGGGCCAAGCTGGGAGAGAACTTCCTTTTGCTCTTTCAGGATCAGGCCAAGCGTCTGGATTTTTTCCTGTCGTGTTCCGGTCCCCAAGCCCACGTCAATGGTGCAATCCATTTCCGCATTCCAAGTTCGTGGATCAACATCGACCCACTTGTTACGCAAACGAACGGTACGAGGTTTGTCCTGATGGGCGACAATGACCCGTAGCATCTTTTTGAAGTGAGACTTGACGCCCCAAGCCAAAACGCGCGACACCATCTCAAGACGCGACTGAGAGCCACTTGTTGCCTGCGCCACCGCTGTTGCTGTGACGTTCTGTAGAATGTCGGGGTTAAGGCCCTGAGAGTTACGGGAAATCCCGGTTCTTTCTTCGCGCATCTTATCAAGCTGCTCTAACATCGGGAACGATGCCGCAGCCGTGAAGGGCGTTACAATCTCCCTAAGTGCGCCCAAGCCGCCTTCGCTTCGAACGATACCACCGATGCGCGATTTAAGAACGTCATCCATGTCGACTAGTTGATCAACATTAACCTCCTTCATCGGGTTGTTTGCCAGATACAAATTATCCAGCATCTGTCGCAGCAAGGTGGTCCGCAGCTTCTGGATATCCTGCATTAAATCGGCGATAGCTTGCCCGATCACTTTATGAGAAACCCAAGAAGGACACAGCAGGCTATAGGGGTGACGGTCAACAGCTTCATTCTCAAGAACGGTATAGGCATTCCCGCCGCAAACAATGCGCCTTAACTCCGCAATCCCGTCGCTGTCATGGTCCATACGAATATAGGCTTCATATACCGTGATTTCCCTGCGGCTTGGGTCTGGGCTGTCTGCGTCCTGATCACCACCTTGAAAGCTGTTGTCGTGGCGTACATCGTCCGTATCATCGCCAGCATCATCGCCGCTCGGAATTTCGTCCAGCTTCTCCTTTGGGTATCCTTCTGCAAGCAAATCCGAGTAGGTAGCTGTCCGGCGTTGCCCGCAGCAATTGGCCTTATCAAGATCATTGCGACATTCAGGCGAGACAAAGAATTCATCTGGCGGGATCACGTCTGTAGTAAGCCGTCCATCTACCCACCTGCGCTTGATACGCACAGACCATAAACCATCTTCGTCCTGCTCATGTCCAAGGACTTCGATTTCTTCATCTGGACCAGATGTAACCAGTTCAGTAAGTTGTAATTCATCTAGGCCGCTATGTTCGGTTTCTTCGGTCTTCTCTTCTTCCTGCCACCAAGCTTTGAAAATACCCGTCTTCTCCATGAGCGCGTCTTTAAAAGCAATATAAAGCTGCTCATCGCCCTTATTGTCATTCACAAAACAATGGTGAATGTAATCCGTGGCTTGTTCACAGAACTCTTCATCTTCTGGCTGTGTTGGCTGAAACTCCCCGATCTTGCCCGCCGACAAATAAGGACGCATCAATTCAGGAAGCATGGCTTCTATCGTGTCACGAACATCACTTGAGACAAACTGTGACCGCCCCTCTTGCTCGTCCCCGTATTTATCGGAACGATAAGTTGTGAGCGCTTTCTGTCTGTCCGGATTAACGTCGTCCTGAATATAATTCTCGGCACGCTCAATCTCATACTTAACAGCGGATTTAAGCTCTGCGTCATCCATAGGCATTTAATAAATTCCGTCGTTACTGTAGTTGAGTTTGCCAGTGTGTTTTGTTCGTCCCTTAGCTTCTGCTAAGGCCATATACCTGAAAGCATCAGCGGGGTTTGAGGCCCAATCGTGTAAAGGCTTATCCTTGAAAACCTTTTTCTTGTCGTCCCAATCCCTGCGATAGTTTGAGAGCGCATCAAGCAAACGCCTGCACTTCTCACTATCAATCCAGAGGCGGTTAAATATTGACCTCACCGCCTGTATGCCGTCTGCGACATTCAAGCGAGGTAAAACTTGAATCTCGCCTGAGAGAAGGTTCTCCAGAACATCTTTTCGGCTTTTGCCCGTCCCAAGCTCTCTTGCATCAGCATCGTGAGGCAAGAAGTGAGTGCCGTAGTTGTAGCCCTTATCCCTCAAAACCTTGGCGTAGTGATCGAGAGCCGCGCCGTTTGTCTCGTAGAAGTCAATAATCCGGCGCTCAAAACCGACATCCTGAAAGAACACAATCGCCGTTGTGTCGCTAATACCGAGATCCCAGGCAGTGTGAACCAGATTGTTTTTGTCGTAAGGGACACGGGTTTCTCGCCCACCCTCTTTAAGCTCCATTAGTTCTTTAGTGTAATAAGCGCCCATAATCGCCGCATCAAAGCTGCACATGTATTCTTGCCTGAATAGAGCTTGCCCAAAATCCAGGCCGTGATCGTCGATATACTCTTGCTCAAACTCCGCCAGCTTCTCGGGGGGGTAAGCCCCTGTCGCCCTTGCAGAAAGCAGTTCCGCAAACCACTTTTCGTTACGCATTGCGTTATCAAACATCCGCTTGCAGTGATTGTTCCCGCGCGGCGTCGTAATGAACGCGGCCCAACCATCGTTCTCATCAAGAATAGGCTTCGTGAACGCCCATGCATTCGGATCGGACAAGGCCCATTCAGAAAAGATAATTCCCGCAGGCGCAGCCCCAACCAGAGCATCATAATTATCGGAACCGAGAACCTGCCATGTTGACCCATTCCTAAAGGTGATCATCATCTCGTCTTGACGTGTTGAGGCTCGAAGTTCTTTAGGAAACGCCTCGTCTATTCTTCGCTTGCCTGTATGCGGGTTAACGGCGTTCCAGATAGCGCGCCGAGCTTGGTTTTGCTGTGGCAGCATATGCCAGTAACCGCCAATTCGCTCGTGAGCCGCAACAGCTGCCCGATGTAAACAAACATCATCCTTGCCAGCCCGGCGATGCCAGACGCCTATAGCTCGCTTAACGCCCCGCTCTAAAGCTCCCCACATGTTGAGTTGATAGTCACGGGGCCGCCAGTTATTCGGTATCCGTATCGTCGCCATATCGCACTATCTGAACCACGAAGGGGGAATCGTCAGCATTAGCAACCTGCATAGGAAGTACTTTACCAAGCAGAGCCATAAAGGGGCCGGGGTTAGCGCTTGCCTGTTCGGTGAGATATGTGACAATCCCGTCCTCTGTGTTCTCGTCCAGCTTTTCACCCGCCTTAACGGCTGCCTTAATCAAAGCATCCTTTAGCAGCGCTGTTGTTTTGTTCGGCGTTCCCCTCTTCCGTCCACCTGTCTTAGCTGATCCTTTCGCCCTAGACATGACAAAACCTAAACAGCTCTACTTTAGATTTCTCATTCATCCCGCAGTCCCTTCCGAGTTGTTGCGGCAACAAAAAAAGCCCCACTCAAACGAGAAGGGCTTTAGTCGCATTAATCCGGGAACGAGTTTAGGCGATTTTAAAAAGAAACGCAATATGTAGTTTTAACTTTATCAAAAAACACAAAATGCGCCACTACCCAATACCTATCACCTCTGCAAGCTTGTCTAAAGCCCGCTGGTATCCTTCTCGCTCTCCGACCATATTCATAGCCAATAGTTCAATATGATCTCTATCCTCAACGTGGCACATAATTTTGAGCAATCGCCAGTCACAGAGATTTATCTGCCTCATGATCTTGTGAAGGGTTGTTCTTAGCCGATCCTCTTCGTCGGTCATTTCATAGTCTGCCGAGGAAACTACAGAATACCCTGCAACGCCTTCTGAGCGATAAACCCACCCCATTAGATCGGTAAGCATTAAGCCCGCCTCTTTGCGTCTTCTAGCCTCATTCCCCCTACCAAGAAACCCGTTTTCAAATAGCTGCTCAATCAACGTGGGGTGTTCAACTGCCGCGCCCTTTCCCACAACAAAGCCCTTGTGGTCGTGATGGTTCTTTATCACCAACCCACCTTTAGTGCGTCGCTCAAGTGTTCCAAGATCTTCGCTCACCCATCACCCCTCCGCTTTCATCAGTTCGCCAAAGCTGTGCATAATCATCTTGCTTCTACTCAGGAAATAAGCCCCTCATGTAGTCCCTATACTGATTGATTTTACTAAAAGCTAGGTGCACATCTTTGGGAGAAATCTCATGATTAACAGTGATATGAACAAAATACTTCATCAGTAATGCTAGACGCTTATTATCGTTTTCAGCTTTAACCCATTCAAGGTTACACGCTCCATATGAGCTAACTAGCTTTGACTGATCGTCCGTTTCTTCTTCGCCCTGTTGAACGACAACAATCTTTTTTGTATTTCTGTCCCATAAAATTTTAACATTCTTGATATCCATAATTCTAACCTCTCTTACTGAGCAAAAACGTTTGGTATTGTTTCTATATAAGGCCCTGATTTTTTTACAAAGAACGCTCCCGGCTCATCTTTTGATCCCAGACTTCGGTATGGTGTGTATCTACTGGCTCGCATTTCCAACCAAAGGGTTTCATGTTCCCCATTATACCCATCAATCCAGTGCTTTTGATCAAGCTTGTGTTGATAAATCGTCATATCACACGCGTTCAAAACTCCGTCACCGCCCCTGATTTCACCTTCGCGATTCAACTGAGCCGCCCCCAGTATCCAGATATCAAACATCTTGACAGCATCAGCCAGATATTGAGCCACCTCGTCATAGTGCTGGGCCTGTGTCCCCTTGAAATCATAATCAGGCTTCACAAGCTGGATATAATCCACAAACACGCCCTTAATTTCACCTCGGATCGCAGCGCGTCCGATGATGTTTTTAAGCTGGGAGAAAGTTATCCCAGGTTTCTTGTCCATCAACAAACCGCTTTCATCGAGGAACTTCTTTGCAGCCATAACCCCCTCAATTGCCCTTTGGCTTTTCCTGAAATCGGACTTAAGAAAATTAATCCGGTTCACACCTATAAATCTAGCAATCATTGTCTCAACAATTTCTTTTGTTGCGCCTTCCATCGTCAGATAAAGGTGGGGTACCTTTTGCTGCGCGAGGTTATAACTCAGCGTGGAGAAGGTTGTTGTTTTCCCGTGCTTCTGACGGGCCGCAAAGCCGTAAAATTTTGATGAATAAATTCCACCCTCAAACATTCGGTCAAGCTCAGGTATACCCGTTGAAAAAACATCAAGCGAGGACTCGTTCTCCATCGCTTCCGCAATCTCCATGGCAACATCACCCGCAGAAATTGCGGTTGTCGACGATCCTTTGACGTTTGTGAGTTTCCCTGAAATCTCAGAAACGATATCAGATGCCTGACAGGTCAGGTGATCATTCGCAGCTTGTTCAAGCCCCCGCTCGCAGATGTTTGCAATTCTTCGGCGTAAAGCAAAATCGTTCACCAGCATCGCCGCATGCTTGATGCCTTCTTGCTCGTAAAGCGAAGATGATCTGGCGAGCATCCCGAAATAATCACCGAGGTTAAATTCCTGATCTAGCTGGATTGCTGACGGGGTCCGGTTTTGCGTAAAGCAGTCTGAAACATGCTTCCAAGCACCAGAGAAAATCCCGTCAGAAAAATCCTCTGCGTCAACGTACTCCGATGCGAACGGCGTTAGCTCTGGGTCTCGAAGGCAAGCCCCGATCAAGTTCATTTCCGTTTCCTGACAGGCTGTAGGCTGGCAATCAGTTAGCTCTTGCATCTTGCCCCCCGCCTAGCGCGCTCTGCCAGTCGTACATCGGATCGTTGTTGATATCGGTAGACGACCTCTCACGACGGACAATCTCAGCCCTGACCAAGCTATCAAGCCTGTCCTTGTCCGTTAGCTCCATGGCTTTGCTGTCCAAGAAGTCCCTCAACTCCCTCGGGGGTATGCGCCGCGTGTAATCCTGAAACAAAAGCTCTCGCTTCTGCTCAGCCTCTTCCGATCTCCCATTCAGGAACTTCACGCTTTTGAAGCGAGCCATGATTTGCGATTTGTCAGTTTGCGAATGTTCGTGTTCATCCACAGGGGGGACTATAGGGGGGTTATTATTATTCTTTATTTCATCCTTATTATTGTTTGTGCCCTTGCTGTGCCCTTGCTGTGCCCTTGCTGTGCCTTTTTGTGTGTCTTGACTGGCTTCTTTGTCCTGATATTTGCTATAATTACAGATGGTTATAACATATTGGCCTGTGTCGGTATCTGTGTCTATCATTGTGCCCTTTTTTAACAGGGCGAGGAATGTCCTAATTTCCTTAACCGAAAACCCTAGCTTCTTAGCCATAAACCTCAAAGAGCAAGAAAATTGTCCTCGCTGTAATGTTACGACCTTCCCGCCGATAAATACTTCGCTCTTTTTCCATCTGGCCTCCGCAATCATCCAGCACCAGGCGGCGTATCTTTTTGGGTTGTGGACACCAACAATCGGATGATCCAGTGTTGCCCGATCAATCATAAATCTACCGGCCATGTAACCGCCCCTTTGCTTTATCTCGCACAATCGCTTGTAACTGAACTTTGAGTGCCATAATCTCTCTGGGATCGACCCCACAAGCAGCTATTCTCTGTCGCTCATCAGTGGTTAAATAAGGGCGATATGGGTCAATCTCTGACATCATCCCCCCTCCGCAACATCCTCTCTATAAGGTTAGCCTCTGCTTCGGCCCTGTGAGCCGCGCAACCAAGCGCGGCCCTTTCATGTTTAGTCAGGAAGCCTTTAAGCCGTTCCTTGGTATCGCGGAGTTTTTGTGCGGCTTTTCTGTATTTTTCAGCGGCGAGATTTACGACCATTTTAAAGCCTCCACCCTTGAAACACATTTGCCAGCATTGGGTTGACAAACGCCCCCAACCTCTCTACCTCTTAATTGTCCCCGCTCTGGTAAAACATCGGGCTTTAAGACCGAATTTATTCGGCGGGCCGTGCTTTTGGAGGCGATATCAAGCCCATGCACGGCCTTCTGTTTTTCTAACATTACGACCATTTAACCAACGCCTTTCCTTCAAGACCTTTAAGCGCGTTCATCAGAATATTATTCGCTTCCATAAGGTGCATTGCCGCGATGTTGTCCATATTGCCGAAATGAGCTTCCACGCCCTGGTGGAATAAAAGGCTGGCTTCTTTGACCGCTCGGCCTGTTTCTCTGCCGTTGACACTGAACTCTACAAGGCGAGGTTTGTGTTGTGCCTGAGCCTCGTCCCAACGCTCAATAGGCGTCTTTGTGTGTTCCGGTTTCTTGACTGGCTTCTTGCGTGTGTGAGCGCGGACGGAGATAGGTGATTGTCCAGTCATCCAGTCATAAACCCAATTCGTCACCTGAACGGCAAACTCTGGGGAAAGCCACTGCGCTAAATGGAGAGCTACTTTAGGGTGAACCCATGTGCCTTGTTCAGATGGGCGACCACCGCGCTTAATCTGAATAAGGTCCGTTATGGGATTTCCCATATCGCTGCTGAGGGCGTGAAGATACTCGTTCGTTGATGATAATCGCCTGTAATCCGCGAGTAACTTATCAGCTGCGTTGCACATGGCTGTCGCGCTGATAAACCCATCGCTTGAGCGTTGGTTAATTACAGATGCATTTATGGTATGTGGAATTAAATTGGTCATTTTAAGCCCTCGTACATGGCGGTTAAAGAACCGCTAACAGAGAGCTTTGAAGTCCCCCTGGTAGCGGGTGGTTCAAAACCTGTGTACGACAGGCACCCGGCCTTCCCCCGAAGGGTATTGTATAACCAAGGTCCACCCGCCATAAGGCGAGACGCAACCCGGATTCCGGGCGCAAAAATAGCCGCAATAACGGAGCGACTATCCGCGTACAGAGGTTTTGAAGCCTCGTCACCACTATAGCCGCTTAAGTGTTTTTCTGTCAAGAATGGAGAATAACCAACTGTAAAGGATTCCTTGACGGTTGCGGTCATTTAAATCACCCCCGTAACAAGATCAGACACACCGAACCCGTCGCCGTCACCGATAGGGCTAAATTGATTGGAGTAATATTCCTTACTCGCCTTGCACACCTTACAAACACGCTCCCCCGGCCATTCGCTCTTGAACTCAGCGCGGCACTTGAGGCAGTTGCGTTTCTTGTCTTGGCCCTTGTATTTATCATCACGGGGCTTTCCGTAAGCCGAGGCCCGCTTTATCGACTTCTGCGATATCTCAATACTCAGGTCTTTAGGCTGAATAGCTACATGAATGGTCTTGCTGCAATGAGGCCCTGTTGTCGTTACAAGGCCCTTTTTCCGTAGCTCGGTCAGGTAGCCAGTGAAGCCAGCCTTCTCGATGCCCGTTAAGTCCCTCAGGGCCTGATAATTCATTGAGCCTTGGCTGCGTTGATTGAGCAGACTGTAAATTTTATTGGCGTTCATTGTGAGTGTGATTTTTTTAGTCATTCTGCTGCTCCACCTCATCAACATCGAGGACGATGCAACCAAACTCTATTGAGGTGCCATCATCACTCCATGAGCGAGGATCAGGATCGACTTGAACCCTCACGTCAAAGAAAACCTTCT